CCTTGTGAATATAAGTGAACAACTGCAATCTTTGTTAACTCTGATACTATAATTCTTTGTAGTCTTTCTATGGTTCTAGCAAATCTTACATCTTCTGCAGCAAGTGTTGCTTTACCACCGACATTTTCATCAAACCCTAAGAATGCTTTTGGTACTCTTAGTGATGCTAATAATTTGTTTTTCAAATATTCAATGTCTTCGGTTGAATCATAATCAATACCACCTAACTCTGATATTTCAGTTCCACTATCTCCACCACGAACTGGCATAAAGAAGTCTTCTGTTAGGTTTTGCATATTGTATTTTAAATTATACTCACCTGTTTGTTCATCTATGATTGGTGTTTTCTTCATCTTGTTGATGATTCTTTGCATATAATTGTCAACTTCTGCTGGTGGTATATTACCGATATCAATCTTGAATACTCGTTTGGAAGGTGCTCTCATAATTCTGTGAATTAACATTGCGTCTTCCATAAGTGTTAATTGTTTCCAAATCTTTCTTGTAGACTCAACCATAGATTTTCCGTAAGGTAAGAAGTTACTATCGTTTGCTAACCTGAAGTGTGCGATTTGGAAGTTTTCAAATTCTATTTTTCCTTTACCACTATTCTTTTGACCGAAGTATGGATGTGCTCCTTCAATACTTTCCAAGTAGAATTTTGTATAATAAGGATTTTCTGGGTCTTCTCCCTCTGCTCTAATTATTTCATAAGGTGATAATGGAACTACATTTGTAATACCATACTTTTCACTAATGTCTAAGTGTAAAAAGAAATCACCATACTTAACCATATTACGAACCCAAGGCCATAGATTAAACTCAATGTTCATAATGTCATAAAATAAATTATGTAGAATTTCTTTGATATTTTCGTTGTCAGATTTAATTGAAACGACTTCACCATACTCACCTTTCATTGTAGACTCATCTGAATAGATGTCCAATGCTGATGAAATGATTGGGTCAGAATCCATTGATTCATAATCTTTAAACAATGCCAATCTTGCTGCCATAATCTGATGAACCGTAGAATAACCTGTTCCTACTAAGTCCAAGTTGTTGTGTAGTTTTGTATACCTACCAACAAGATGACTCTTGACTTGTTTTTGTACTTGGTCTGTATCAGCAATCTTTAATTTCTTACCACCGACATTTCTTACAATTACATTTGTTGAGAATAATCTCTGTAATCTACCAAATAATGTTGTATCTGCCATTTTTTACCTCACTTTATAAGAGCCAATCTAAAGACTCTTTTTCTTTTCCTGTATCCCACTCCCAACTATCATTTTTATTTGCGTCTTCTGGAGTGTATAAACCCTCGGTATCGTTCATTCTACTGAGAGTCTTTTTTGTTAATTCAATCCCTTCAGTTCGTAATCTTAATGCAGTATCACGAACCCAAAGTCCAATAGCAAAAGACATAACCAAATCATCATTGTATCCGGTCATCGCTTCTGCTCTATTATTTATATAGACGAAAGTCAATAGTTCATCAATCAAACGATTACTACGAACCACTACACTTTCTTCTCTAAAAAATTCTTCTAACTTACTAATAATTAGTGGTCTGGTCTTAGAAGTCGTTGAAAAACCAGCAACCATATTCCTTTCTTGTCTGTTGATTTTATTGTTCAATTGGTGTTGAACATCAACATATTGTAAGTCTTTACTTGTATAAAATAGATTAGGATAATCCCTATCTATAATTTGTTGGATTGTTGCCCAACCAATATTATTGTTCTCTACTATAAGTATCGCATCATTATATTCTGTCGCTATACTTACCAACATATTTCCAAAATCTTTGGTATTTATTCTACCTTTGTATTCTGCTACTTGTTCTAAATTTTCAACATCAATCACGTGAAAAGCAGAATAGTCTGCTGAATCTCCTCGACCAACATCGGCACATACAATGTAACTCTTTGAGTAATTTGCTGGTTCCCAAATCCAACAATTATTGTCAATACCTCTTTTTTCCATTGGGTCATTACACGAGTTCTTTCTTAAGTTCTCCAGTAATACTGGGTCAATCACACCTGTACCAGATGTTAAGAAGTCACAATCACACTCTTGTGCTGCTGAACTTGGTCCAAGTAAAGTATCTTGTTCTTTTCTCCACTCTTCATCTCTATCTGGGTGTGTAGTCCAATGTAGTTTGATTGGATTAAATAGTCCTCGTCCCTCTTCTGCTTCTACCCAATTTTTATGAAACCAATTACCCACACCATTAGGTGTTGAGAGTGCAATACAACTACCACCAGTAGTCAATGTGGATTGTGCCGCTGTCCATATTGTGTCAATCTTATCAATAAATGCCGCCTCATCCAATATCAATAATGATAGTGCTTCAGAACGAGCACCTTCACCAGAAGAAGATACTGCTTTAATTTGAGAACCATTACGATATCTCAAATTCAATTTGTTATCCTCGACACACCTTTGTTTCAACCAACTCGGTAAGTTTGAGTGCATAACACGAACTTTCGTAACCAAGTTTTTTGCTACTTCTTGTTTCGTTGCAATTACCAGAACATTTTTATCCTGATGAAAAGTCATCATCCATAAAGCGTATCCTGCTGTCAATGTAGATATACCTAACTGACGAGCTTTTAGTATGATGTTCATACGATTTTCTTGAAACTCTGTTACGGTTTTTTCTTGAAAATCGTACAAATCAAAAGGAATTTTTCCTCGTATCGGGTGTTGTATCATACAATACTTTTTCATAAAGTATGCTGAATCTTTTGCACACTTTACATATTCTTGTTTGATTACTTCTTTTATTGGTTCTGCCATTAGTCTACTATTTGACCTGCTAATTTAACTGAAGTAGCAGTCAAAGCTACCCCAAATGTAAAGTATAACCATTTGTTTTCATACCATTTAGGTTGAACGAGTTTTACTTTTTGTTCAAGTAGTTTTGTGGTGTCTTTTAGTAGATTAATTTGGTTCGTTTTATTCGCAATCAACATAGAGTCTATGACTGATGTTTCTTCAAAAAGTTTCAATTGTGATTCTAAATCCTCAACTAAAGAAACATTTAAACTATCTTTTAGTTCAAGTTCTTTAATCGTATTGGTAAATCCTAAAACTTCTTCCTCTGTAAAGGTGTAGGTTTTGGGTTCAATCACATCTTGACCGAATAAACTCCCGATTAGTAATATGTAAATTAAATATCTCATATATATAAATATATAACTTATTTACTAAACTTCTTTAAAAATTTAACTGCTTCATCGGCATTGTCTTCTTTTACCGCTTCACCAGCTTTTTCAATCTGTTTTTTAGTATTGGTTACTTTTCTTTTTAATTTTGCTACTTCTTTTTTGTTAACTTTCTTTTTTGCCTCAAGAACTTTTACTTCTTTTTCAAGTTCCTTAACTTCATTGTCTTTAACTTTAATAGCTTTATCTAACTCTTTGACTTCTTTCTTTTTATTTCCACCAAAGAATAGGTTTAATATTGCATTAATGATTCCCATTATTCTGCTCCTTTTAGTTGTTGTTCTGCTTCTTTCACGATTTGTTGTTTCTCTTGTATGAAATCTCTTGCTTCCTGAATGGTTTTTTCAAATTCCTTTTCACCCATTTCCCATTTATCTGATTCTAACATTGGTGTATTGACACCTACATTATTGAACCATTCTTTTTTACCACCTGTTTTTTCAAAGTCATCTATACTTTGTTCTAAATCTTTTAATTGTGCTTTTTGATTTTCTAACATTTTTGATTGTGCCCAATCATTGAACTTACCTTCAATTTTTAGTTGGTTTTCATAATCTATTTGACAATCAAAACAATGTCCCATCAATCTCCAAAACTTGTTATCAAGTTTTTTCTTCATTGCTTTTTTACAATTAGGACAAAACCAAGGCATTCTAACTGATTGCATTGTTTTACTTAATTCTGATTCTCTGGTTTTACCACCTTGACCTTTATCTTTCTTACCCTCATATCCAACCTGAACATAATCCTTTTCTACTGGTTTACCTTCAAGAATATTTTGTAATGCTTTATTCTGTCTTTCTGCTTCTTTTGACCTGTTTGCCATTATAACTCCTTAAAATTTTAAACTACCAAGTATTTGATTGATTGGTGCAAATGCTCCTGTAAATTTGTATATATTACCTTTGTATTTAAATACTAATCCCTCACTCGGAACTATTGCACTCGAACCACCGATAGCTTCTAATTTTTCTATTTGTATTTTTAATTTTCTTAATTTTTCTACTTTATCTGGTTTTTGTAAATCTTTTAGTGCGGTGTCCACATCTTTTTTAATTTTTTGAACTGCTGTGTCTGGTGATACCGCTAAGAAACCTGACATATTTTTCAATATCTCTGCACCTACTTGGAAAAATAATATCTCAAATGGTTTGATATTTTGTTTAAACATTTTGTTATGGTCAAGTTTATCAGTCTTTAATATCCAATCAATAAATTGTGGATTGTCTTTAAAGTCTTTTTTAATTTGTCCGATACTATATGATTTATCAAAGAATGCCCAACGATTCGTTAAGTTTACTAATTGATTACTCTTCAACTTAACTTTGAATTGTTTTGCTGCGTTGAAAATATATTCTTGCCAATAAGATTGATGATACATACCTAATTTGTCACTATCTTTTAATCCATATTGACTTTGTAGTTTATTTAACTTATTTAAAAATGTAGATTTCTTCTTACTAAAGTCTTGAACTTTGCTCATTTTCAAAAAGTTAGGTTTACTAATCTTGAATGTTTTTTGTATATTTTGATTTACTTGTTTTATCATACCTTGTAACATACGAGCCGCATCTTTTGAGTATCCTTTTGCTCTACCGGACATATCATATTCGGTAGTTCCGTGGAATACAATCTCTGCGACATCATAGTCTATTATATTACTCGTTTGTGGATATATAACCTCTAAATTCATCCATTTAGTTCCATTACCAAAAATCTTTTTCTTCTGAGCGTCTGATAAAGAACCTATTGATTTTTCTAAATCTCTCATCGCACCTACAAATGCCTTTTTAATATTACCTCTACCAGCAAACATACTTGCTATACCGGAAGTTGTTGGTGCAGTTTTACCACCATTTTTCAGATGACCTTTGTTTCGGGCTGCTTTTAACTTTCCATCTACCCAACTTATCATTAGGTTTTGTCCATCAAGTTTTTCAGAAACATTATCTTCACGATTAAGCTTTCCTTCTAACCCTATAATAATTATGTTCTTCAAATCTGAAAACATCAAATTATTATCATCAAATGGATGATTCATATGTCCGTATGCTCCACCTTCTATTAATAATTTAACATCTTCCATAAACCCTTCTTGAACTTTCTTAATATGACTAACACCCTTATCAATATCTTTTTTGGCCAGTAGTGGTGATTCTTTCATCTTAGTAAATGACTCTTCACCAAAGTATTTAATTATTTCAAATCCAAGACCACCTAATGTTTTTCTCATTCGTTCTTTATACTTTGGAAATGGGTTATCAACTGATTCTTTATTTTTTCTGTTTTGATTAATTGTTCTTCCGTGTGTTACGGTTTTGGTTCTGTCCTTTTCATATTCATCTGCCATAATGGTAAACATCATATCCTCAGAATCTCTTACTGGAAAATCAATCAATTCATAACCAATATGTTCTGCGTGTTCTGGTGATATTCTGTAATAATCATCTAAGGAACCAAAAAAATCATACATACCCTCATCTGACATATCACTTGCATTTATACTTGTTCCAAAACCACTAACTTCTTTCATTAGTTTTTTTACTTGTGGTTGTTGGAAAAATTCAAACAACTTTTTAAATCTGGAAGTCATCATTTCATATGTGGACTTATCAAAGTATCCAAATGTTTTTTTGAATATTTGTTGTCTTTTTTTATCATCAAACTTTGGACTACCTAATAATTTTCTAATCTCTGTTCCACTTGAGATACCACTAACTTTTACAAATGGTGCTTCATAAATATATCCGTGTTCTTCAAATCCTTTCAAATTATTTAGATTTGACTTTAAATCTTGATAGTAAGTTAATCCACCTGATTTCTTTTTACCACCTTTTAATCTACCGGCGTCCTTTGCTCCAAACACATAAACTACTGCTGTGGTGTCTTTATTAAATTTCTTCAATAAGTTGTTTGCCACATAAGGAACTTTTTCTTTTACGATACGATTCTTTGGTATTCCCATTTTAACCATATGTTTAACTTTTTCATTAAAGTTCATTGGGTGTCTTGGTGGTTGTTGTATATCTGATGTTGTGATGTATGCTTCACCGAACTTACTTTTTAACGCATCATATACTTTTTTGTGATGTGGACCAAATGGTTGAAATCTACCTGGATAAATAGCTATTACTTTTTTAATTTCTTTTTGTTCGTTTACTTTTTTATATCCACTACCATAAGGAACTGATGTGTTCCCCTTCTTTTTCATTTTCTTAACCATTTTACGACTTGGTGAAGGAACATCTCCTGGTCCTAATCCAAAGAAACTTTCGTTTTTCTTCTTTCCGTCACAATGTGCTTTTTGTGAAAAACCTTTTGGATTATTACAATCAATACTTTTTTTATATTTATCTGACCAACCTTCGTTTTTTCTACCACTAACTCTACTACTTCTATTTGTTTTTTGATGAATTCTTTTCATCTTTTTTCTTTGTGCTAAGTTTGTTGGTATATAATCTGGTCCAAATGTATATTCATCAGATTCATTTTTCTTTTTAGTTTTCTTTTTCATTTGGTTGATGTAAGCACGATAGACTGCTGCCTCAGATGTTTTACCCATTTCTCTTGCTCGTTGTTCCATAGCAACTGCTGCTTGAATTTTGTGAGCGTGTGTTTTACCACTACCTCTGATTTTACTTACTGATGCCTTTGCGTCCTTGACGGTTGCAAACTTTAAACCTTTGATTGTTCCTTTTGGATTTTCGTCTGTGTATAAATCTGAATGTGATTTAGAACCTCTATGTTGTCCTTTTTTTCTTGGAATTCTTTTTGCTTCATTAATAATACCACCTCGTTGGTTATACCACTTTCTAAATTGTGCTGGTGAACCTACGGTAACTGTACCTTTTGCAATTTTTTCTACTTCATCTCGTATACTACTATATTGACCCACTCTTTTTAATAAAAATACATCTTGAATATGAATTTGATTCACAACTATTTCGTTCCACCCGTATTCTGAACCTTTATCTTTTTGACTTAATATATGTCTTTTGATTTGTGGTTGATATTTTTTCATTATTTTATAACACATATCAATATATTTTTTAATCCATTTTCTTTTCAATGGGCCCATTATTTTTTTCAATGCTTCTTCTTTTTCTTCATAACTTCCCTTATAATTATCACTGTAATAATCAACTTCTTTTTCCCACTTTGCTTCTTCTTTTCTTTCTATACTATTCCAAGTGTCTCTATCCAGTTTATTTGCTTTAATACCTTTTTTTAATTCATCATACATTTTACCACCAGCAACTTTACCTGCTAAGCTAGTTGGTGGAACCCATCTACGACCTGTTTTATCTGGTGTGGATTGTATATCTCTTGTGCTTGCAACTAATAAAGTTCCCTCTATTTGATAAATAACACCACCTTTGGATTGTATCCCTTGTCCTTTTGCAAGTTTCTCACCTTTGTCAACTGCGGTAAATGTAGATAAGGAACCTTTCTTACCAATGATTCTTCCAACCTGTTGTATATCTCTTTTCATTTCTGCTGAACCGACGTGAAATACACTTACTCGTGTATTACCTATCATCTTTTGCATAAATTTAGTGGATAGTGGAACATAATTTGAATACCAACCACCAAATGTTTGATTAAATGATGACCTTGTGTGGACTGATTGAAACTTTGGTTCTGCTTCTTGTAATTTAGATTCTGTTTTATGATGTGGATATTCATCATCAACACCTTTTCTATCTGAGTCTGGTTCTGCTGATGATTTCTTTGTGGTTTTTGTCGGTAATAACTTTTTGTCACCCTTGACTAATCTAAATTTTAATGCAGGACGACCATTAATTAGTAAATCACCCTTCTCATTGTAGTCGATGGACTTGACTTTTACTCGTTTGTTTTTAAACCTACCCATCAATACATCATCACCAACTTTGATTGGTAATTCTACTTCATTGAGAAAAGGTTTAACTAACCATTCTGTTAATTTATTTTTCATTTTCTTTTGTAGATTGTTATTCTTCGTTTCCATACTGATGTTTTTAATTCGTCTTGAACATCTTTTATAGCTTTTACTTTATATAATAGTGTATCGTTCTTTACTAACATACCATATACAT